CTATGTGTGTCTACAACATACTCACTAGCACTCCAGGTCTGACTATCTCCATCTGTATCAATATAAGTAATACTTGTTACACTTTGAATTGGATTTACTCCAAGATTAAAGTTTTGTCTAAGTTGATAATCCCTAACTTCAAAGTAATCCCACTTCTCTTCTATTGTTTGTGTAATTAATGCAGTCGATAGATACGTTTCTATATATTGCCGAACAGAAGTAATAATGGCAGTAATAAGCGTATCATCATCTGTATAGCTATCTTCTACTTTTAAATAGTTTTTAGCCTCACTTAAAGTGATTGGTTCAGTAGATGGTACACTTATTACTTTAAAAAATGCCATTACTTATTGGTTTTACGACTTTTAGTAGATTTATATTGAGTCTTAACAGTATCTCCTTGCTTATCGTCAGAGAATCCAACTGAAGCAGATTGTTCTTGTACTAATGTTGCAATGCCCTTGTTTACCAAATCTTTTGCAACTTCATCATTAACAAATCCTACTTCCCCTACGTTATAAGCTAACTTGTGTGTCCCAGTAGGACTCTTTAAAAATCTAACCTTTGTCATATTTAACTATTAAGCAGTTAAGTCAATATCTTTAATCGCAGCAAAGTGTGATGGCCATCTCAATCCCATATCCCACCAACTGTTCACTACCATAGTAACTACGGCATTCTTAGAAAGTGTATAAGGATCAATAACTATGTCTAATCCACCAAACTGTGCGATATATAAAGCGTTAAATGCTCCATAAATCATTGCAGAACAAATATTCTCTGCAGTACCTTTAGTCAAGTCAGATGGTACGTTAGTTGAAATCATCGCATTGTAACCATTTACTAATCCTCTAGGCATCTCTCCAGCACCTACTGCACTATCAGTATAAATGAATTGAGCAGTATTAGTAGCCTTTTCAGTAGTCTTTAACTTGCCTCTAACTTGTGGGTTAGTGATGTAAGCCAATCTACCAAAATCTGCATTGTCGATTGCTACTTCTTTTTCCAAGTCTACAACGTGTTGGAAAGTAACTGCACCTCCATTAGTTCCGATTGCAACTACACCAATCCCTCCATCATTTAAGATACCAGTAGGTTCTCCACCAGTTCCAGCACCATTTATTGCAGCACTATCAACTGCATTCTCAATTGCTCTTCTAATCTCTTCCATCAGAATAGCCTCAACATCTGGAGTACTCTGTAACATTAACTGCTTTGAGATGTCTGTGAAAGCACCCAATCTGTTAGGAGATAAATCAAGAACGCTAAAAGTTGAAACTGCTTCTGCATTAGCATCATTTTCTCCTCCTTCCCATGCAACACTAACAGTTGAGTTCTTTGTGAACCTTAAATTAGAAGTAGCACCTCTAATAACTGTTGCACCAGCTTGTTCAACTACTGGGCGAGGTCTCAATGGAGCAATGTGTCCAGCAAAATCAGTAAACACGCCATAGCCTCCATCAGCACTTGTTGTTACGTTTTGAGATGGAGAAGTAGCAGTTCTATTCATTACGAATCCTGGTACTGCAACGTTACCACTTAAATCTTGACCGAAAGACCTAGCTTCTCTTTGTGCTTCTTCATACGCTTCAGCTTCTGCTCCAGACAATGCCTTACCAGTAGCAGCAGAATTGATTGCTCTTAAAATAGAGAACTTCTCTGTAAATCTTTCTTCTTCAGTAGGCTTAACTACATTACGTCTAACATCAGAGTTTTTCTTAACCTCAACTTTTTCTTGAGATTCTACAAACTCAACGTTAGCAATTTGAGAGTTTAGATCTTCAATCTCTCTCTTTAAATTGTCAGAGTTGGTTTTACCTTCTTCAGTATTGAATTTATCTGAATTTATAAGTGAACGCAACTCTTCTACTTTTTGCGATTTTAGTTCTCGCAACTCTACACTTTTTTTCATTATTAACAATTTTCTATTACAAATAATTCAAGTTCTGCCTTTGCTTTTAGCAATTCAGCATCATCTTGTTTTCTTTCTTCTAATTGATTATCTTCTTCAACCTTTCTGTTCAAATGACTAGTAACTGCATCAAATAAGCCTTGGCTTCTGTTTTCAGCAGTTGTCATTGGATAGGCTGGATTAATTACAGGCCCCATTTCATAAATTTTAGTTATACGTTTAGGAGTAGCTTCCAATGAACCATCTCCTCTTTCTATTATATCATATCCTTCCTCCGCATCAATAGTAAAAGTAAAACTACTTCCACTAATTTCTTTTCTTTGTAAATGCGTTAATAAATCATCTCCAGCTTGTGTTGGAGGTGCTTCAAACGAATAAAAAACCCCCTTGTCATCAATACTTAATTGTAAAGTGTTAGAAGTCGTTCTACCCATTAATTTCTCAAAGTTATGGTTAAAGGCTGCAATTACATCTGTCATATCTGCCTCTTGAATCGACTCCCTCGTAATTCTCTCATATACCTTTACAAAACCATTGCTTCTATCATGTATTACTAATGGAAGAGAATCAGAGTTAAACACTATGCCATAACCACTCACTCTTCTATTGCCTCCTACAGTTATTGCAGAACGCTGAATAAAACTACCCTTAATCTCTCTCATTGGTTTAGGCTTTTTATAACCAGCATCATCTATCTGCTCAACCACATCTTGATCATTATCTCCATTCGTGTCCTCATATCCATCGCTTTCTTCATGCGGTTTAGAAAACTCAATAATGTAGCTATCTTCCGTTTCAACCACATCTTTAATGTGTCTTTCATTTAATGTTGTATTTAAATTTAACTCCATGTTTCTTTCGTTTTCTGGTAAACTGTTCAGCTTTCGTTCTGCCCATGTTTTCATACTATCTCCACCCCAGGCATCATACATAATACTGCCACAAATCTCTTTGCCATTCTCATCAGTATATTTGCCTTGGTCGTATGTCTTTGCTCTACTTAAAAAACTATAAACCCTCTTAATCGTGTCAACTGATAGATTTTCTTTTCGTGAAATTTGACCAGCTCTCACCCAACCTACCCTAGTTCCACAAGATGATCCATTCTCTTCTTTGTGCTTTAATGCTCTTTTAGCATTGTTTACTGCTGACTGTGGATAATCGTTATATGGCATCTTCTTCAGTATTTACGTTGTCAGTAGGTTGTTGAGGAACTTCTGTACTGTTAGAAGCTAATGGCATACCATACCTATCGCCACCTTCATACGGATTCTTACCTAACTGTTGTCTAATCTCATTAGGATTAAGAACTCGTATGTTATACATCTCTCTAAAGAATGATGCTTGTGCTTGTAAATCTCCTTGCATTAATCCACTCAAATCAAACCTAACTTCAATCTTACCAAGTTCTCTATCAGAGAACAACTTACTATTCATTTCACTCTCAAATCGCTTACACCAACCTCTCAATGTGTACTGAACAAATAGCCTATTTAAGAACTCTAAATTGTATCTACCATCAATTTGTGCAAGTAAAGGAAGAGGAACACCAGTTATATTTGAAATGTCCTCTACAGTTAGTTTTCTTGAATTAATATCAGCCTCATTAACTCCTTTACCTAGTGGTTTTGCTTTAACTCCATGACTTAAAAGTGCAGTCTTGCCTTGACTATCTGGGCCACTATACTTGTGTTCCCAAGATTGCTCTATTATCTTTCTCTGTTCGTTGTTTAAAGGCAATTCTGTTTCTAATACTAAATCTACTTGTGCCCCATTACCGTAATAAGATGCAGCGTGTCTTAATTCAGAGATGGCTCTTCCAAAAGTGTTGTTTAAATATACTAAAGGATTCTCGCCATTTATCCCATCAAATCCCCATGCTTTAAAATGTAAAACTTCATCATATCTCAAAAGCCTTTGACTTGTTTCCAAGTCGTAATAAGTCATCTCGTCATCTTGAATAATCTGAAACCTTTCATCTATGATTTTAAGTTCTTGGACTGATCCTTGACTGTTTCTTACAATTTCGACTAATACATTTCCAGCACTAGTCTTTGGACTTCCATTTAACAACCTACGCATAATTGTTTCTCGGAATGTAAATGTATCGTAGTGTGGACTTGGTCTATACTTGAGTAATTTGTATAAAGGGTGTGTTCTTGCTTCTTCTATTGTCTTATCATCTGGGTTTATTCGATATGGTATAAAGTCTATGGCGGCAAACTGTGTAGAAAGAATATCTACTGCTCTCCAAAAGGCTGGAACTTCTAAACTTGTCTTTGGATTGACGTTAACCTTGTGCTTGTTAGCATTGGAAAACAATGACCTCCACAACTGCCAATCTCTTGCTGGGCCAAGCGTGTTAGTCTTACTTCTAGAAAATATGTTAATTCTATCTAATAATCCCATTGAGTGCAAATATACAAATTATATTAAATGCTTGTGTTACAGATTGTAACATTTTACTTATTAAGCGGCTTGTT